AAGTATAATTACCAACTCCAGCAGTCATTGGTGTTTGTGGAGTAGAATTAATTTCAGGTTGTTTAGATGCTGGTGGCGTTGCCACTGGTGGATTAATCTTTGGTTGTGTTGCTGTTACTGCTGGTACTGCTGCTGGTGGCGTTGCCACTGGTGGATTAATCTTTGGTTGTGTTGCTGTTACTGCTGGTACTGCTGGTGGTGGTGTTGGTTTTGGTTTTGGTGCATTTGCTCCCGTAAGAATATCAGTACCTTTTCCGGCAAGTATAAATCCTGCAGCTCCACCAGCAATCATTCCTGGAAGTTTTAATGGTCCTGGTAATTTTGCTCCGATTTGAGCACCTTTCTCTGCACCATAAAGACTAGCAACAGTTCCTGCTCCTGCTTGAATATTTGTTTGCCCCTCATTCTTTCTTCCTATAAATTCGGTAGCACCAAGGACAACATTAACAGCACCTTTAGCAACACCTTTAAGTACATTACCAGTATTTTTTAACAATCCACTAGTAGCACCTTCGGTCGCACCCTTAGCAGCACCTTCAGTTGCACCTTTAGCACCACCACTAAAAATACTTTTTGCCGTAGATGTAACTGCTTTAATTGGAGCGGTAATAATTTTTCCAATCAATCCTGTAATTTTTGTAACAACACTTCCAAGTGTTTTAATAATTAAATTAAATCCACCTTTAATTACAAAAAGAATTCCAGCAGCAATACCAAGATGTTTAATAATATTATTTTTAATCTCAGTAAGTTTACTTCTATCTCCTTGCTGTTTGGCATCAAAAAATTTAACTAACTCATTTGTCAACCACCCAGCAAAAAGAAATGTGAGTGCTTTCTGAACGTTACCGAAAATATCTTGAACTTTTGGTGCAAGTTTTTGAACTGGTATGAGAACTGCAGATTGTATTTTTTGCTCTATCTCATTTTCTTTACCAACTCTTATTTCCTGTTCCGTATATCTTCTTTGCCTTTCTGCTTCTGATATTAATCTTGATTGATCGGAAGCACCATCTTGCTGAATTAATACTGCAATTTTTTCCAATCCAGAATTTAAAGTTACAACTTGCTGATTAAGATTTTTAACCTGAGTATCAAGTGCAATTAAAGATTGTTGATTTGTTTGTGCAAGTTGTAAATTTTGATTGTTATTTTCTACATATTGGGATATAAAAGTAGTATCTCCCCTGAAGGATGAACTTGATATTTTTGTACTATTTAAAATTGCCTGCCTAACTTCTTTGGACAGCGGAGATCCAGTAATTGGATCTACTCCATTACTAGCAACTGATTTTAAATCAACTTCCGCCATTTGATTGATTCTTCAGATTTTCTTCTTCGATATATTGTTGGAGAAGAGAGACATAAATTTCCCTTTCCCAAGGTATCATATTTTCCAACTCTGTCAAAGAGTATTTATGATGTTGAATCAGGGCAAAATTTGTTTTATAGTATGACGCAAGATCTTCATGCGACATACCTAAGCGAAAAAACTTGATAATCCCTCTAAAATAACTGTACTTTCAACATTGGTATTTGGATTTTTGAGATTAACAGTATGAGAAAGTTTTGGCATAGTCTCAAAGAATTTTTCAATTTCTTTAAATTGATTGGAAGTTAACTGCTCCAAAAATTGAACTAGGTCTTTGCTGGAAAAATCACTTGCATTCCATGACTCTTCTTCACTATAAACTTGTTCAATGCATGAACAGATAAGATCAAAAGTATCATCAACACTAACATCGGCAGTATTGGAAAAATTACTCTTAATAAATTCCTGCATAGATGGATACTTCATTCTCATTGTCAAAGTATCATCTAATTTAATATCACGCGAGTGCTCATCACTAACTTCAACTTTAATTTCATCAAGATTAATACTTACCGGTACCTTTGTTACTCCATCATCTGGGCAAGTAATTAAAACATCTACGGTTTCTCCTACAGATTTTCCACGAATATTTAAAAATAGATACTCAATATCAAATGTGGATAATTTTTCAATTTTGATTCCTCTTGTAATCAAACAGTTTGAAATTACATTTTTAACTGCATCTGCAATTTGCTTCGAATCCTCACTTTCCATTGCAAGAATAAGAATTTTTTCTTCTTTTACAAGAAATGGACGATATTTAATTGTCTTTTTTATAGAAGGAATTTCCAACTCATATGTTGGTGTAGCGATTGTTGGTAAAGGCATAATGACCTATAGAATTCAGTAAATTTATTTAGGGTCAAATTGTTTCAATAGGAGTGTATGGTCCACCAATTCCTCTTGGTCTTGGATCATCTAATCTTCCCGTACCTTGATTTAGATTTCTCCAAATCATTTCTTGCCTACCAGTAGCAAGTTTATTTGGTAATACACTACTATCGATTGTAGGAGATGCTGGTATTAAATTATTATTATTATTTTGATAAATTGATAAACTACTAGTTCTTCCCGCAATATAACGATCAAATTGGAATGAAACATTAATGAGCATTATATTTGAAGAACTGTATGAAACTGGAATTGAAGATATACTTAATGGAAAAAGTCCAATAAAATTATATTCAATTTCTATATTATAATCTCGATCAAATTTAATTATTCTTGTAGATTCTGATTTGTAGTATTTTGGATACTGCATTCTAACAAAATATGCCTGAGATTCTTGTTGAATAGGTCCAGAAACTCCATTAATTGGATTATAAGAACCACTTGTAGTAAATTCCATCCAATATTCTAAAAATTTTAGTATATTGTAATTACTATCAACGTAAAATTCCATCGAAATTTGGGAGTAAACTTTCGAATGGGCAAATTTTTCCTGAACTCCTATATGATTATAAATCTCTCCAGATCCCAATTGAAATGTTGGAAGAGATGTGGAAGAACATAAAAGTCCAGCATCATTCGTAATAAATCTTTGAGATATTCCTCTCCTATTCAAATATGACAACAACTGTTCGCTAAATCCACCAAATTGAACTTCATAGTGTGAAGTTTGGGCAAGATTTGAAAATAGTGGTTTAATGTCCGATATCTTACGCGGTAAAGCCACTCTAAATACCTATTATATGTCGTATTATTATAAGTATTTAGATGTCATATAAAGGAAAATATCAACCAATATTCCCCAAAAAGTATAAGGGTGATCCATCAAATATCACATATAGATCTTTGTGGGAAAGAACCTTCATGAAATATTGTGATACGAATGAGAATATTTTAGAATGGGGAAGTGAAGAATTGGCGCTTCCTTATAGATCTCCAATAGACAACCGCATTCATAGATATTTTCCAGACTTTTATATTAAGGTTAAGGAAAGTAATGGTTCAATTAAAAAATATCTAATCGAAATCAAACCAAAAAAACAAACAGTAGAACCAATACCACAAAAAAGAAAAACAAAAGGATATATCTATGAAGTTTATGAATATGCTAAAAATCAGGCAAAATGGAAAGTGGCGCGGGAATTCTGTGAAGATCGCCAATGGGAGTTTAAAATTTTAACCGAAGATGATTTGGGAATTAACTAATGGCAACTAATCTCACTGGATACGAAAAGAAATTAGAAAACTATACTAAAAATGAATTAGTTGAAATTGCGCAGAAATATACAATTTATTATATTGGAGAATCTGGTCAAGGAAAAACATCTGGATATAGCAAATTAACAAAAGAAAAGTTAATTTCAATTATCAGCAATGATAATGATTATAAAGATGCAAATCCAAATATTAATAATAGACCAGTTAATAGAATTCAGAGACTGGTTAACAGTTTGTATGGAACTGAGGAACCTGAAGAACTGATGGATTATATTTTGGAAGCATTATCCGATGGTGGAAGTTCAAATACAATTAAAGGAAAATACTATACCTTTTTATACTATGCAAAAACTCCAAGAATAACTTATGACCAACATCCACTTATACTTGCTGGAGATTCAACTCCAAATGGATTTTATGGATTCAATTATCACTGGGGAAAAATAAGACAATATACTTATCCAGAAGCTGCTAGTCCATTTTTTGAAGTTTCAGTTCGAGAATTTTATTCCTTGAAGCAACTTCCTTATGCAAAATATATTACAAAGACCTGATAAATAGTTAGAAAACAATAATGGCAGGATCCCTAAGATATCCGATTAAAAATATAGGAATAAATGATGATTATCTCAGAATAGAGATTGTTGAATATATTCCACCTGGACTTGGGCAGCAAGGGCAAGGATTTGCATTGGGAACTACGGATCAAGCAATAAAAAATAATAAAAAACTATTACAGACGATTATATTACCAATACCACAAAATATTTCAGATTCAAATTCTACTAGTTGGGGAGAAAACTCATTAGATTCTGTTGCAGGTGGACTTATGAGTGGAACTGCAAGTATAATGTCATCATCAACTCCATTTAATACTGGATTAAAAGCAGTAAAAGGTGTAATTGATAAAGTTACGGGAGGAGTTACTGATGCTACAGGACAAAAAGCAGCAACTACTGCATTTGCAGGCCTGGCAGTGCAGTCATTATTAAGTGGAGAAGCAAATATTAATCAATTAGTTTCCAGATCAACTGGGGCAGTTATTAATCAGAACGTTGAGTTGTTATTTGGAGGAGTTACGATTAGGACACCATTTCAATTTTCATACGACTTGATACCTAGATCTGAAGAAGAATCGTTAGTGATTAAAAATATTATTAGAGCATTCAAACAAAATATGACTGCAAGTAAAGGTAGTGCAGAATCTAACGGTGGAGGATTTTTTGTCAAATCTCCAAATGTATTCCTGATATCTTATATGAGTGGTGGAAGAATACACCCATTTTTAAACAAATTCAAACCTTGTGCTCTATTAAATATGGGAGTAAATTACACTGCTTCTGGGCAGTATGCAACTTATTCTGATGCCACTCCAGTTCATCTACAACTAAGTCTTTCATTTCAAGAATTATCTGTTGTATATGCTGAAGATTATAATGAAGGAGACGGTACAATAGGAGTAGGTTACTAAAATGTCATACTTTAGAGAGTTACCAAATTTAGAATATCAATCAATACTTTCTGATAGAGTATCTTCTAACGAATATTTAATTGTAAAAAATTTATTTCGTAGAGCAAAACTTAGAGAAGATCTTCAAAATGTTTTTACAATCTTTAATAAGTATCAAATACCAGATGGATCTAGACCAGAATTAGTTGCTAAAGAAATCTATAACAGCGCACAATATGATTGGGTTGTTTTAATTGGTGCAGGAATCACTAATGTTAGAGATCAGTGGCCATTATCCGATAGAGATCTTTATAATTATGCTGAAGAAATATATGGCGAGAGTTTAAATTCTATTCACCACTATGAAACTACAGAGGTTAAAGATCTGAAAGGAAGATTGATTCTTCCTGCAGGAAAAGTTGTCGATTCATCTTTTACTATTCCAAACCAAAATTTATTGACTCAAACTATAAATCCTGTAACTGGAATTACTAATTATGAATATGAAGTAAGAAAAAATAATAAAAAAAGATTAATATATGTTATCAAACCATCTTACTTAAAACAAATTATTAAAGACATGAGAAACAGTTTGCTTTATGATGAATCCTCACAATATATTAATGAAAAATTAATTAAAACTGAAAATACTAGAAATACCTTACCATAAGAGTTTTAAATTCTTATCAAACATCATCACATATCGGTGCTTGCGGGAGCGTTCTTTCCACTCTCCTGCAGCACCTTTAATTTTGCCTCTAGAGTGTTTAGTTCCATCTGCATAGTAGAAATCTTTCTTTGGGTCTGTGAGTCCGCAATATTTAAAATTACAAGCGCGATAGATTGTACCATTATGGAAATCACTATCAGCGTAAGAGATGATTGCTTTAACTTCAGTATCCTTCCGTAACTGTCTAATCGATCTTGAAACAAACCAAGAAGTGATATTATGCTCCACAGATTGTGTGTCTGGATGGATGCAGAGTCTTGAAAGTTCAAATAATCCTTCTTGTTCATTTCGTTCTAGTCCAAAAGCACCTTGAGCAATTTCAGGAACAGGGAGTCCAGTGAACACACATACTCCCCGAATACCACCAATATTCAATGGGCAGAAGTCATTATTCTTATAAAGACCGTAATTGTACCCAGATTTAAAACCTTTTGAAAAGTCCTTAAGATAATGAAACCGCAGAAGTAACTCTGCGGTTTCGGACTTACTTACACGTTCAATGGTGTAATCAGATTTCACTCAGCAAGTTTTGCAAAGTAGGACAGAGTATCATCATCTTCATCCTCATCATAAGAAGAAGACTTAGTAGGAGTCAGATTCTTCAGTTCAGTACGAAGATCTTCATCAAGGTCACGAACTGGACCACGGGAAGTCTCTTCCTCATCAGCAACCTCAGGGTCTTGGCGACGAGTTCCTTTGTTACCAAGAACATAATCAAGACGCTTCTTCAGTTCATCATAGGACTTGAACTGATCGGGAGCAACAAGTTCTGCAAGAGAATACTGCTTCTTCCAGATTGTTTCCATCTCATCATCATCGTCCAATAGAGCACCTTGTGCGGCAAACTCACTGGAGTCATAGTTGCGATAACCAGCAACATTCTTCGCTTTCAGTTTGAAGTTAGCACCTTGCCAGAAGTCAAACGGATCGATAGGAGTCTCATCTTCAAACTCAGGTTGCATTGCAGCAGTAATCTTATCAAAGATTTTTTTACCAAACTTATAAAGAAAGACTTTACCTTCGTTAGCAGGATTGGCAGGATCTTTGACAACATAAATGTTAGCAACATAAGTCAGTTTACGTTTCTGCTTACGTGCAACTTCTTTACCAGCATCAGTACCATTATTCCACAGTTCGGAATTCAGTTCTGATACGGGGTCTTTCTGATTCATAGTGGTCAGAGAGTTTTCGATGTACCAACCACCAGGGCCCTGGAAAGCGTGACTGTAGAGTTTCACGAATGGAAGGTCTTCACCTTCGGGGGCAGGGAGGAAACGAATGACGGCATAACCATTGCCGCTCTTATCGCATTCGAGTTTCCAAAGACGATCATCGCCAGATGATGCGTTATTATTCATTTTTTCTACTTCCTTGACCAATTTTGCGGTCAGGGAACCAAGTTTGGATTGTTTCTTAAGATCAGAAAAAGACATTTGGATTCGTTGTGTAAATTGGATGTTTTGGATTTACTTGGATATTATAACAAGAATGGTCTTACTTGTCAAGGAATTCCTTGAGAGACTCAATTGTTTTAGTCATGCTATTAAAAAGTAAATTCATATCTGTGTCGGGAGGGAATCCCATAATTGCCACAGATTTACGAAGATTCTCTTTCATCTCAATCGCTTGTGGATCATCAGAAAGAGAAAGTCTTGTGTACATAATGCGTTGCTTTTCCAGCAACAAAGTCATTTTTTCAATATGTTCCAGTTTATCTTCACG